GTTGAACTAATGTGCGAGAGATACAATCACAGCAACCCGGCTGTAACAATGCGCTATCTTGGAATAGAGGATAGAGAGATCCACGGGGTGCTAATGAATGATATAGGGTAGCACTTTTCCTGTTATAGATCCATCCAAAAACGTTAGTTCCTGATTTTCCCGCCAAAACCCTAGTGTAATTGTACCCCCCCAACAAACAAAAGGCCTTTCAGGAGTATCATCTAAACTCCTGAAAGGCCTTTTGGTTATTGGGTGGTACCGAAGAAAGGGCTTGAACCTTCACGCCTCGCGGCACTAGATCCTAAGTCTAATAAAAACACCCCAAACTTATAGATACTTTTATGCACTTTCTTGTTTCAAACCCTTGACAACCCTTGATAAACGGGCTATCTTAAATGCACTTTAATACACTTTAAAACACCTTATTTAACGGAAAAAGTGCATAACATGTGCATACAATCAATAAAATCAGTAAGTTATGTTTTTAGACAGGAATTAAAGTCTTTAATCTAGTGGTTTGAAAGGGGGCACTTATGGCAAAGATTGAATGGTATTCCACAAAATTTCAAGGAGTTACAGCAAGAAAGCATGACTCCCGAAAACATGGCATTAAATTTGATGAATACTTTAGGGGACAGTACCAGGCAGGAGGAAAAAGGCAGACGGTTGGATTTGGTTGGAGTTCTGAGGGATGGACCGCACAAAAAGTTTATTACAAAATAAATGAATTTAAAAAAAATGCAAAGCAGGGAAAAAAACCAACCAACCTGAAGCAAGAACGGGAACTCGCACAAGAAATAAACAGAAAGAAAGATGCAGAAGAAAAAAAACGAGACAAGGAGAAAACCACATTTAGTGAATTTGTAGATTCTGTTTATCTGCCATATGCTGAAAAACGAAAAAAAGCAAATACCATATACAATGAAAAAATTTATTTAGGAAAATGGATCTACCCTGATTTAGAAAAAAAACAGTTACGGGAAATTGACGACACAGACATTGAAACCATTGACGGAAAAATGATTGATGCCGGGAAATCCCCTAGAACCCGACAATGCGCCATTGGTATTGTTCGCCATATTCTAAACCATGCCATTAGAAAAAAATATTATACTAACATGAATCCGGTAAAACAAATTGATATGCCTAAAGTGAATAACAAAAGGGAAAGATACCTTTCTGAAGATGAAGCAGCCCTTTTGCTTGATACATTGAAAGCTAAAAATCCTGCGTTACATGACTCTGTTTTAATGGCATTACATACTGGTATGCGAGCAGGAGAAATTCATAAATTGCAATGGAAATATGTAAACTTTGAAACAAAACAAGTTTATCTACCGGATACAAAAGACGCAGCCAAAGGGGGAAAACCTAAATATTGCAAGATGTCCGATGATGTTTTTGACATGCTGAAAAATCGAGACAAAAACAAAATATCAGAATGGGTTTTCCCTGATAAAAACGGAAATCAAAGAAAACAAGTTCCGAAACATTTTTTTTCGATTGTAAAAGACCTATTTAACAAAAATGTTACTGACCCCAGAGATAAAGTGGTTTTCCACACGCTCAGACATACGTTTGCATCATGGCAGTTACAAAATGGGGTTCCTTTGGCGGAGTTACAACATTTTTTAGGGGTTAGTGATTTTGCTTTAGTCCAAAGATATGCGCATCATGCAAAAGACCTGAACAATAAAGCCGTTGAAATTTTTAACAATCCTAAAACACCCGAACCAGATCCAGAACCAGAGGCAAAAGAAATGCCCGATAACGTGGTAAAATTTAAATTAGCATAAGGGGGGGGGACCATGACAGCTACGGAAAAATTTAATGAAATTTTTGGCAGGCAAAGGGATACTCGGTCCCCTGAATATAAAGCCGGGGTTATGGCATGGCTACAACACAAATTCGAAAAAAAGGAAATACAGGTTCCTTATAAAGCGGGAACATGCCAATTTGATGCTTTTTTCGCTGGTATGGATGAAGGGAAAAGTTATCCAATAAACTAAATTAAATCAAAAACTTGCAAGTAAATTAGGGGCAGAAATGCCCCTTTTTTATGCACAAAATTAATAGAAAGTGCAGAAAATTACTTGACAAGACATTACAAAATCCAAATATTTATGAAACAAAATGATAAAACCCCAACTAACAATAATATCGCATCTGTTTGGGGCTTGTCAAGAAAAAAATGCACATAACATTAATTTTTTTTAAGGAGTTCAAAATGGACGAGAGAGCAGAGCGAGGGCAAAAGTATTTGGACCTACCAGAACAGTTCAAAACTTTGGTTGAATGCTGGCCATACACACACGTGTGTTTTGCTGATTTCAGTGATTTCACAGGGCAGGCAATGGGACCGGGTAGACTTAGGAACCTTGTGAATTTAGGTCAAGGCCCAAAGGCAATTTTTAATATCGGGAAAAAAAACTGTATCGACAAAATAGATGCTGCATGGTGGTTGTGGAAACACACCCAGAAAATTAATAAAAAGGAGAACTAATTCATGCCAAGAAAATGTAAAAACGATTATGAACCAATGAATGATAAGGAAATGCTGTTAACGATAACCAAACTCAATGGTACTAAAAAACCGGCCGTTTTTGATACTTGGAATTTGAAGAAGGTGGAACAACGGCAATGGCATGTCACAGCAAACGGGTATACCAAAACAGGGCGGGATATTGGTATTACAGACATAATCATGGGACCACCACCAGACGGTTTTGTATGGCACCACCAGAATTTTCTAAGAGGAGACAACAGAGAATCCAACCTTTCCCTTGTAACAGATTCGGTCAATAAAGTCTTGAGAATAAGAAAAGGCAAAAAAAGCCTGTTACCAAATGGATTGTTTCCAACAGAATCCGAAAAAATCCGGGTTAGAAGCGTATATAAAAACCACCAACCAACCATGCCAAATGAACGTAGGGCAATAGAATTTAGATTTCATACTTTGAAAAAAAAGGGCGTCAAATATGACGACGCAAGATACCTTTTGGGGCAGCTATCCCGAAAAGAATATGATGATTATTGGAAAATCCGAACTATACTTGGGAATTAGTGTACTCCGTGGACACTTGAAAAATATAAACCCCTGGGCAAAAGGATAAACCCCAGGGGCTATGGAAGGCGGGGAAATATGAAAAACCCCGCCTGATTATTACAATACATTAATCATTAAGCAAAATAAAGTCAATAGGAGAAACAAAAAAAATATGAAAGAAATCAATAACTTGAGTTTAAAAGATGCTGCTTTAGAATACCTTGAAATGGGCTTTCCCATTGTTCCCAGATACCCTAATTCTAAGAAATTTCTTTTCCTAAAACCTAATCATGGATCTGTGGATAATCCCCTTACAGCAAAGGGAGATATTGAAAAAGTATGGAAGGAACACCCGGAGGCTAATATTTCCATAAAATCCCCTGGTCTAATTATAATTGATATTGATCAGCATGAAAAATCAAATGGTGTAGACAAGGCAAAGGAAATGAACCTGCCAAAGACTTTAGCACAAGAAACACCAAACAACGGTCTACACCTAATATATAAGAATCCTGAAAAACGAAAAATTAAAATTGCAGATGCTGGAATTGATTATATTTCCGGGGATTATTGTTTAATGATGGCACCTTCTATATTAAACGGCAAAAAGTATGAATTTGCAAATGAGAGGGAAATCATAGATTTTGAGTATTCTTTAATCCCTGAAAAAAAGATCGACACAGTAACAGGCAAAGGCAGGATCCCAGATATAATAGAAGATGGTGAAAGAAACCAGCAACTAACCCGGTTAGCTGGAAAATATGCAGGCAAGGGGCTTTCCTATGATGAAATTTTTACAGCATTGTGGGGAGAAAATCTATTAAAATGTGACCCCCCAAAAGATAAAGATGAAGTAAGAACGATTGCAAATTCCATACATAATAGGGAACAATCAAAAAGTGACACCTTAAAATCGAGGATTGAAGAATTTATAAAAGACGATACCGGTTTTTTTACGTTATCACAATTAGACAGCGAACTCGGTATAATGCAATCCGAAAAAAATAATAGGAAACAGATCTTGCATAGAATGACGCAGGACGGAAAATTAGAAAGAGGGAACCAGAGGGGATTATATAGAATTTGCGACTACCAACTTGCACCGCTTGATTTTGTAAATGTAAAAGATGCTGAGGTATCCCTACCATTACCTTTGGAACTTTCAAACCATGCTAGTGTAATGCCTGGGGATATCGTGGTAATAGCAGGCAGCACAAATGGGGGCAAAACTTGTTTTGTAATGAATTTGGTTCATAGTATATTAAATGGGCAGGCTGCAAAAATAACAGATATAACAGGGGAAAAAGTGTCCAGGAATGCTAGGATTTCTGAAAATTATGTATATTTTAACCAATATGGAAAGAACATCCCCCATTCCAAACCTGTCAGCGTACTACTTAATGAACAAATGAACAGCAAAAGTGACCCCGTAAACGTTCGATACCTGATAGCAGAAGGAAATCCAACAATATTTAAAAAAAGAGCAAACAACTTTTCTGGAGGGTTGAACAGCTTCATAAAACACCCAAACTTTCAGCATTCAAACCGTCAAAACAGCTTTCAAGATGTAATAGACCCGAACGGGATTAACATTATAGATTATTTGCGTATCTATGATAACTTTTGGCTAATCGGGGACACAATTACAAAAATATTGAATAAACTGGAAAACGGCATAGCTATTATCTGTATCCAAAAACGGAGTGACAAAGATTTTGCAAGGGGGGGAGAATTTAGTATCGAGAACTCGGCCCTTGCATTTAATCTGGACACCAATAAACCGCATGGGCATACAGCCACTATAATGAAACTGAAATACCCCATAGGTGAAAATATAGACGGTATGAGCAGGGATTTCAAAATTGGTGGAGGGGCTAATATTAAAACAATTAGCGACTGGATGTATGTAAAAGATAAAAAACAAAGATCAAAAATAAATGCAGAATATGAAGCAAATGAAAACCAAAGTAGAATAATAGAAAACACACCAAAAACGGTAAAAGATTTAATGTGAAAAATGATACCTTGTAAGGTTAGTTACATAAATTTTGTAACTAACCCCCTTATATATAAAGAAGAATATTATAACATACTGATATTATTATATTTATGTATGTAACTATCCTTACATAAGAATTATTTATTTTTCTTTTATGTTATAATAAGGGGGTTAGTTACATTTTTTCTTTTTGGTTTAACTATCTTTATGGTGGTACTTTTTTATAATAGCCCTTTTAAGCCCTATTGCCCTTAACTGATACTACCACACCAAAAAATTCTAAAACGCTCTATATGGCCCTGTCAGGGCCTCATTTCCATACATAGAGGTATGAATTTAATTTAATATGTTGAAGTGTCCTTCAAGAGCACTGCAAAGTAATATTTCCGGCCAGACCAACCAACTTTTGCAGCAGCTTTATCACGGGCTTTACCTTTGTTGGTATGTGGTGGTAAATTTTCCCTATCATTAGATTGAAATCCTTTTGTTCCTTTTTGGGGTAATGTCTCTGCTTTCCTTTTCTCGGCCAGCTTAGATTCAATAACTTTAATAGTTAGAATATTCCCTGGCCTTTTGTTTGGCAATAATTCGCGGCAAAGATCATAATTATATAAGGTATTAATAATTCGCGGCAAAGATCGTAAAACTACCAATGCGATACACTAAAGAAAATCGGCAACTATAATACATAACAGACTAAAATAATTACAAATACCCTTGACAAGATATCACAATGTATTATGTTATAGAGTAAGATTTAAACATCGCACGAAAACCAATAATGACAAAGGTTCTAAGCTATTTAATATAAACAAAGACTTACAAGGTTAAACCTTGTTTAACCCGATTAAACCTTGTTTAACTAATTATTTCATTGGATTTAGCCTGATTCTATTGGATTCTGATTTGTCCCCAGCGCCCTTTCATTCAGCTAATCAGCCATTAAAGCTGGTCATCCATTTTGGAATATCAGCAGGGCAACTACTTTGCATCGCCCATTTTGGGTGGTGCAATTTTACAAGGTAGCAGGCAGGCAGGGGACCAGACAGGGCAGGCAGGACAAAGCAGGCAGACGGGGCAGATTTGAACCAGTCTGCGAAAATGACAGACCGGTTGACCAGGGCAGATTTGAATAGATTAGATACATGATCTAGTGCTGAATAGCTGCAAAGGCTCTATTGACAAGGGTTCTAAAGCAGAACAGGTATAGAACATGACAAAAAGTATGCACATAGTATGCAATTTAGTAAATCAGGGCAGGATTTCAGGGCAGATACAGGGGCCTATAGGGGTGTCCCCCCAGGGGGAAAAGGTGCTTGCCTGTCCTAAGTCCCCATAAAATATTTTTCCAATTTTTAACATTACAGTGAACTCAAGTTCACAAAATGAGTACACAACATGAGACCAAAAGACACAGAACTTGATGATTTAGGTAATCTTACAGATATCTTGAATGATTTGGGTATTGACGGCCGCACAAAACCAGCCATTAAAGTTACCCGGATCAAAAGGGCTTTAAAGACTGGTGGTGCTAAAGCATTTATTGAGATTTTCACGGCCAACATTGCCTTAAATTTGATGATAGAGAATGAACTGGTCAAGGAACTAATGCAGAAAGGTGAATTTATTGACGATGAAGGGAACCTTTCCCCTGCCATAAGCAAAGACCTGTTAAAGTTGCGTAACGATACCTTATCTTATCTAAAGATGCTGCAATCTGTGCAGAATAAAACCGGCGAAACATCTAATACTAATCCCTTGGCAGACCTATTAAATGCTGAATAAAGAAACTATAGCCTCCTGGAAGAAACCTCCCCAGGGATTTTTTCAATGGTTACAGGATGTTAAGCCACAAATCCCATCTTTTAAAGGTGGGTTTGAGGTTTTCCAACCAACAGATGACCAAATGGATTTTTTTAATAATGCCCTGGCTACAGATTCAGATGGAAACTTCATATTCCAAACGATAGTTGATTCAGAACCACGACGACATTCTAAAACGATAAAAATGGCCTTGCTTGTTTTATGGCGGTTTTCTTTATTCCCTAATCAAACAGTTGCGGTTATGGCAAATAGCACCGTACAGGCACAAGGGGTTAGCTATAAACTTTTAAAACAAATTATCCTGAATACTAAATTTCTAAGGGAGCAAATCGGCACCAATAATGTCCAGGGGCAGAAGATTATTTATCCTGCCCTGCAATCTGAAATTGTACCGGTTTCCACTGCTATATCCGGTTTGTATGGAAAAAAGATTTCAATAGCCTGGATCACTGAAATTCATGCTTGCCCTGACCCGGAGGCACCCCAGGTGCTTGCGTCCAGTATAGGCGATACCCAGAATAGCTGGTACTTGATTGATAGCACTGTTGATAGTGTAGATGGTCCCTTGCATAACCTTGAAAAATTAAAAAATGAAGATGAAACCATCTATTACCACAAGGTAGAATATAAAAACCTGCAAGATGCTCTTAAAAAATCCCCGCCATGGATTGATAAAAAATGGTTGGCCAGCAGACAAAAACAACTACTGCCCGCCACCTTTAACAGTCAGCACCTAAACAAACGGGGACAGGCTGAGAACAGTTTATTCAATGCTAAAGATCTAAAAAGAGCAATGGAAGATTACAAAAATCCCCTTACCCTGAATGAATTTTTAAAGATTGCAGAAGGCAGAAAGTTTGTAATTGGTGCAGGGCTTGACAGGGCAATGTCTTTTTCTAAAAATGCAGATCAAACCGTTTGGACAGTTACGGCAAAAATACAAGATTCTGACACCGATGATGCAGAATTTTATGTTCTGAAGAGCAAATCAATCCTTGGAAGTCTTGCCAGCAGCATTAAAAAGACCATAAAAAAGGATTTTGAAGAGTATAACCTAATTAATATTTGCTTAGAATCTTATAACTCACAGGATATACACCATTGGTGCCTTGAGCAAGGCTTTCCTACTGAGTTAACCACCCCTTCTCCCCCAGTACAGGGGGCAGCTTTCCTTGATTTGGCAAGTATAGTGTCAGAAAATAGATTTCATTATCCTAAAAGTTGCATTGAAATTTTTAGGCAGGCTGAATTTTTTCAATATCAAACGGGAAAGGCAGGGTATTTTAAATTTGGTTCAAAGCACAGGAAAGATGATTTTGTATATTCTTTGGTTTGGGCAATTTATTCCCTAAGAAAACAAGAGTTAGGAGCCTTTGAATTAGATTGTATCACCTGCCAAAGTAAGTCAAAGCATGCAAGTTTATGTTTCCTTAGAAATGGTGACAGCATCTTATCTTGTTCGGATACCTGCCCTGCTTTTGTAAAGACAAATGAAATGTATCAGAAATTTAAAAATAGGAACATTGAAACAGATTTGACGTTACCCCAATTTTTCAAAAGGCGGGTGAAACTCACCGGCACTAAATCATATAGGAGCATTTGAATATGCTATGGCAAAAAGTTAATCCCGTTACACAATCTTATAATTTAGCTTTAGAAAAAAGCAATTATGAGCGGAAAGAAAAAAGTAAAAAATTACTCGATTTTTATCATGACCAACAGTTAGCCTATGTGTATGATCGGTTACGTAAACATTTTTCTGACCCTGATAAATTTTCTTTGGCAAGCCTAAATATTGTTCGTAAAATCATAGACGGTTTGGCTTGCGTATATTTAGAAGATGCCAAAAGAATTGTTACTAAGGACCAACCAAAGTTTGATCAAATCCAGAACAAAGCTAAACTTGGCATTAAATTAAAAACAGCCAATAGGCTATCCAAACTTTTAGGAACTGTCCTATTAAAAGTAGTTCTTAGGAACGGCAAGATTGAATTGGATATTCTGACACCTGACATTTGCGACGTAACTACAGGGGATAGTCCAGAAGATTTAAAAAGTGTGACAATTACCTATTTTCCTGAATCTGGTATCAGGAATGAATTGGAATACACTGAATGGACAGCAGACACCATAACTTATTACGACTATAACAAGCGGATAAAAAGCATTGCAGATAACCCTTATCAGACACTGCCTTTTGTCCCTGTTTGGGACAGCCTCCCCATATCTGATTTTTGGGTAGAAAAAGGGGACAGCCTAGTATCTGTTCAAGAGGCAATAAACGAAAAAATCACGGATCTAATGTATATTTTGAGGCTACAGGGCTTTTCTGTTCCTGTAACTAAAGGGTCCACTGCTGAAATAGGTATTCTTGATCCAGGGCAGGCGCTGAACTTGCCTGAAGGGGCAGACTTTAAATTTGAGGCACCTGGTTCACCAATTAAATCACACTTGGATACTATAGAATTTTTAATTAGGAATACTGCTATATCTTATGGCTTGCCTGCTTCTTATCTATCAAGCAAACCTTCTGAAAGAAAATCCGGTCTATCCCGCTTGATTGAAAATAAAGAATTGGCAGAAAAAAGACAAGACGATATAGCCCTGTTCCGGTCTTATGAAGGACAAGTATTTGATATAATTAGAGAAATTAATAATTACCATAATATAGATAAAATTTCTATGGATGCAGAATTTAAAGTTGATTTTGCAGAACCTAAGAATGTTAACCTTGCCGAACAAGCCACAAGCTGGACAATGCTTATTGATAAAAATGCAATGTCCGCTATTGATGTAATCGAGAAAATGAACCCTGATTTGACAAGAGAACAGGCACAAGAACTATATTTTTTCAATATCAAAATAAATTCATCCGTCCAGGATGTAAAACAGGAGAACTAAAGCATGACAGATACCACGGACACCAACACCGATAAAGTTGATGACAAAACCGTTCCGGTTGATGAACCGAAAAAAACAGA